GTGTCTGCCTTATGAGCTCAGTAATGGCGCTTGCCGTCAACGCACAGACGCATATCAACAGTGCGCCGCGCTCCCAGCTAACAGTTTCCAGGTTCAACCAGTCCATTAGTCCCTCGGTTTGATCTCTGTCTTGGCTCTGCCTCGGCTCGCCTCTCGGATCATCCGCTGCATCTTGTCTTCTTGAAGCTTCTCATCAAACCGAGAGGTAAACCCCTCTAGGCGAACAATGATAGTGTCCACCTTGCTGATTAGCTCATCGAGGCGCTCGTCTGCATCCTTGCGGTCACGCTCGCGCTGTTTCTCAATGCGCTCAGCCCTCTTGTTCCCCTGATGGTATAGGAAGATCATGAACAAGCACCAAAGACCAAGGATGCCCTGCTCGATTAGAGTGTTGGCGAGATCTGCTTCCATTATCCCTTCCACCTGGCACGCGTCAGGCGAACGTCGTAGTGAACAAAGTTCTGGGTCGGGTACACCCCGATTCCGCCTTGGGGGATCACCCCGCTGGAGATCAACTCCTCCAGTAGTTCTGCCACGTCTTCAGGACTGTGGCCAGAGACGCGCACGTCCGCGGCAGAGGCTGTTAGGTGCTTGGACCTAGTCGACCCTCCGCACTTGGTGTTGTACGTCTTTGTTCGGTACCCAGAGATGATGGTGATGGGCGCGTTCAAGCGCGCCCTCACCTGCTCAAGAGCAAGGCACAGCGCGGCCACGTTGCCTTGATATCTAGCGGGCACCTCGGTGCCGTCCTTGCACTTGAACTCGCTCATAGAAAAGTGTGCTGTTACTTTCATTGGGCCCCCTTACTGGCTGTACTTTGCTTCGAGCGCTTTGTGGTCAACCGCCATCATCTTTACGGTGTTTTCAATAACTTTCTTCACGCTGTCTGATAGCGACTTAAGGTTCTGGTACTTTTCAAGAGCGTCTGCCTGTTCGTCAGGCCCGATGTTGCTGTCGAACGCTCTTCTTTTGAAGTTCTTAATTTGAGGCCGCATGGGATCCGTAAGCGTGGCCTTCCACTTCTTTTGCAACTTTGCAAAGTAAGCCTTGTTGCGCTTCGCGAAGTTGTTCTCGTCCCAGCCAAGCCCAGTTACGCTTTTGATGGCCCACTCTAAGAACGCCTGCTCCTCACCGTTAAGAGGATCAGCCCGATCGTACCTAGTTGTAATCGGCGAGCTCGGATAGAGGCCCCCAACAAGAGCGTCGAAGGTCTTTGTGTACGCGCCGCCGGCCATAAGAGCCGCCAGTCTGCCTCCAATCCCTGTCCACGACACCGGCTGCTGTCTTTGCTCCGCTAGCGCGCTGATGTTCCACAGCTCCAAGATCGGAGACCCCGCTAGGCCGACTAGGTCCAGCCCGTCAGCCAGCGTTAGCCCGCGCTCCATGGCCCCTTTTCGAGCCAAGAACTTACGCATCCTAAGAACTTCCTTGCGCTTCTCAAGGGTTTCCTTATCCAGGCCTTCTTCTAGAATGTCACCGTCGGCGTAGTAGGCCTCTTCAAGAGCAACGGCGTCAGGGTAAGCCTCTAGCCAGTGCGTCTCTCCTTCTAGCGACTCCCGGCCGGCAACCTTCCCGTACAAACCTGATGCCGCTAAGAACAACTGATCTAAACCGCGGAACGCCAGGTCGGTAGCCGAGAACGGGTTTGCTTGTGCGAGGTTGTACGACTTGAGCATGCCGTCTGACAGCGTGCCAAGCGCGCGCACCGGCATGCTCGTGCCCCACCCAAACGCTTTGCGGATTGAGTCAGCCTCTTCCTTGCTGAACTGGCCTGACGATGCGGCCTGCGCTGCGCGAACTGTCGCGGCGATCTTCGCTGCGCGTCCGGCAATCTGCGACTGGACTAGGGCATCGTCGGTCCACATGTAAGGACCGCCGCTGTACATCTCGCTGACAAGCCCCTTCTTGATTCCGGGGATGTCCATGGCCTTGTTGAGCCAAGTGTAGAACGGAGAGGCGAGCGTGAGGAAGTTGCTAGTCCTGAGCTTTCTAGAGAGATCTGCAACGTCAAAGTAATCAAAGAACTTTTTGTCCCCGGTGTGCATGGCAGCACGGGCGATCACGTCGTCCATCTTTGACGTGCCGATCTTAAGCCTGCCTTTGAGGCCCATAGCAACGCGGCCTTTCATCTCCTCAAACCTTCTGCCGCGTCCCTTGCCGATCACAAACTGGTCTGGTCCGGTCTTCTTGAGGGTAACCTTCTTACCCTTTCCGATCTCAAGCTCCAGCATGTTGCCAACCGACATGTCAGACAGAGCTCCTTCAATCACATCGAACCCGTGCAGCCCTTCTTCTACCTTGAAGGCCACGTCACTAAACCGGTACGCCTCTTCAAGCTTTCGGCCCGGGGTGTCTACAACACGTAGGGCACGGGCCATATCACTAGAGATATGGCCAGCCCTGAACCATCTGTCGACCAGACCTGACTGATTCATTGCGTTGATCTCAGCGTCCACAAGATCGGTCTCGACTTTTGCGGTTCTAGATATGGCCTCCATCTTGCGTCGGTTTCGAGGGCTTAGGCTCTTGGGGTCGGTCTCCCATTTCTTGTACAGAGCCACGGCCTTGGCCAGCTTCCATGGGTGAAACACCTCGCCCCTGCTGATCGCCTGGAGGAAGTAGTTCGACACAAGGTTGTTCTTAAGGGTTGTCGCGCTTCGCGCAGTTAGATTTGACTTAACCATCGTAAGGGCAGCGAGCGCCCTGCCGCCCTCCTCAATGGACCGGTTGGCCTTTGCAAAGTTGCTCAAGGCCTCCGCTGTCTCAGTGTTTAGGTAGACAGATCCAACCGGCGTGCCATCAAACGAGCGCGTCAAGGGGATCGCGTCGATGTCGACACGTCGCCGCTCCGCAGCCTTTGTTGCGCCGAGCTCGTCCTTTTGGGCTAGCGACCGGCTGTAGATCGTATCGTCTACGCCTAGCCATGCGCGCGCATCGTTGTAGTCGCCGCTAGAAAAGTCTGAGTACCGGTTCTTAAGCCGTATCGACATGTTCTCTAGCCGGCGCTCAAGAGCGCGGTCGAGCACAACACCAAGGTCTTCCTTCTTGTTAAGGGTGTTGATGAACTGCGAGAGGTTGGCCTCAAAGTCAGGCCTGTTCTTAACAGGGAGCCGGAACGTGTCGCCGTCCAGTAGTTTGTCCAGAGCCGTAGCCAGCGCCGATGGATCCGCACGCAACACTGCGGGAAGGCTTCCCGTTGTCAGGTAAGTGTGAATCGAGCGCATCAACTCGGTCATCTTTGTCGGGAGCCCAAGCTTGGCCGCATCTGCGATGTTGTACTTAAGCCACCTCTCGTCTAGGCCCTCGTCCATTGTGGCCTTGAACCTGTCTTGAGAGAACTTTTGCGCTCGTCGAATCCCCGCTCTTCTGGCTGTCTGTGCCAGTGACTCCGCCAGGATCTGACGCCGAAGCTTTGGGTCGGCGTCAGTGTTCATGATCATGTCCTTGGTCACCTCAAGCAGATCAATCCTGTTGTCTTTTCCGTCGGGCGTTTTGAACTCGAAGGTCAAGTTCTCGGGGTTGACGTTACCTGGCGCTTCAGACCTTGGCAGCACTGGTGCTTGAGACTCCTCAATCTGCCGCTCAATGTCGTCAACCATCTTGTTGTACTTAGACCGGGGCATCTCTTTGCCCGTGATGCTCTTCATCTTATTCGCGTAGATCCGAGCAACCCTGTCAGCCGCAGCCTCTCTGTACGACTTAGACCTGAGGATCTCAGGAAGGTTTGGGTCCATGCTGCGAGCAAGGTTGGCTTCGATCTCTTGGAACAGACCCTTCGCATCCTCAGCGTCGACCGCCAAGGAGTCCACAAGCTCTTGAATGGCCCGCTTGGCCTCAGCCCCAGCACTCCCGGGCTTCCCGTCGAAGTCTAGGTAAGGCGTGACAACGTAAGTAGCCGGCTCGCCCGCAAGCTCACTGGTCTTAAAGTCACCAGACCGGTTCATCTTTGCAAACTCGTCGATCATCTCATCGTAGGTGTCACCCTCGCCAAGACGCCGTCCCGTTTGAGCGAGCTCGAACTGTTGCTTAGACAGGTCCATAGGCTCTGGTCGAGCGACGCTTACAGACCCGTCAGGCTGCGCGCCAAGCACAACCTTGCTGGTGTAGTACCTCGTCTCAATTGGCGACCGAGGATCAAGCTCCTCGTCGCCAAGCCGGCCCCACGGTGATCGTTTGTTGAGCACCTCTTGGGCGGCTTTCGCACGCGCTTCTTTCCGCAGCCTCGCTTCAACAACATCAGGTGCAGTCGGCCTAAACTGGCCCTTCTGATCGCCGATCCGTTTAAGCTCGTTACGAAGCTTGCCCAAAGCCGACCCAAACCGTTTACCGCTAAGCTCCTTGTCCTTAATCCTTCGGGCTTTTCTGAGGGCAGGAAGCGCCTTGTTCAGGGCAGTGTTCCACGCCTCCAACTGCGGGCCAGTAAGGTCATAGGACTTGGCTGTCTTTGCGTAACGCCAGTTGCCGTCTTTTCCAAGGCCCGATGGCGCTTGAACCGTTTCGGCCTCGGCGGCTCGGCTAAGGTTGGCTTCTGCAAGGGCATCAGCAAAAGCCTTCTCAGCCTCTTGCTCAAACAGTTCACGCTCACTTTCAAGGATCCTAACCTCTGGCCGCGTGTCCACCACGCGCTCGTTTCTGACAATGGGCACGTCGCGGATCGTCGTGTACACAGCCTCAGGCTCTTGCAGACGAAGGCCTGGCTTAACTTGAAGGTCTCGCCCGTCCTCAGTAGCGCTCGCGCGCTGGTCTTCTTTGATCTTGCGGTACCCAACAACCCTGTCGCCGTCGTCTCCAAGCCTATTGAAATGCTCTTTACGAACGTACTCCTCTACAGTCATCGACGCGGAGCCTTGGGCTTCAAGGTCTTCGACACGCTGCTTCAGAATCTCGTCGAACTCGGCAGGCGTGTACTGCCTGCCAGCGGCCTCGCTTTCAAGAGCGCGGAGCTCGTCTACTCTTCGCTCGTACGGTATAGCGGGAGCCCTGTACCCCATGTTGGCTTCGTCGGCGTACACAGGCACTCGGTATTCGCTCTTGAGTTCAGGGATCACGCGCGTCTGGACAACGTTGTCCACCGCTCCGCGCTGTCTCTCAGCCTCCCTAAGGATGTCTGAGGCCAGCGCCTCTGCGTGCTTGTTGACGTTGGCCGCAGAGTCATCGAGCAGTCGCTTCACGCGCATGCGTAGCTGACCGATGTCGCTGGAGTTGATCCGCTCGATTACTGGAGCAACCAGCGCATCAAGTCGGTCCATCTGCGCCATGACCCTGTCGGGTATCGCGAGTTTGCCGGCTTTGGCCGCTGCCTTGAGGGCCTTGGTGTAGGCCAGCAGATCGAAGGCCATTGTAGGGCCTTCTGTCTGCAAGGTCTGCATCGGGTTTGTGAACACCTTTGCGGTTCCGGCTATGACGTTCGCTCCAATGTCCAGACCGAAAGCTTTTCGTTGCGACTCAAGCCCCATGAAGTTCTCAGCGAAGCCTCTAAGCTCTTGCTCTTCGGGCGTCGTGGGGGAGATGCCAGATCCATACACGGCGAACTGTGCCAAGCCGTTGATCACGTCGCCGAGGTTCTGCCGCCAAAGCTCCCTGGTTTCGTTGGAGAAGAGGTCCGGGTCTCCAGCCAGCAGAGTGTTCATGTGCTCTCGCTGCTCGTCCAGAGCGTCACCTACCGCTGAGGCCAGCCTCTCTGTCTCCCTCTTGTTCTCTTCAAGCTTCTCGGCTCCTCCGTATTTGTTGATCAGATCGTCTACGTTGTACTCGATGCTCACCTGGGAGTAAGGCCTGCCCATCCCTGGCTCTGCGCTAAGGGCCGGTGGCAGGCTGATCTTAATGGTGCTGAGCCCGTTCTGCTTTGCCTCAAGCGCTTTGTTGTACGTCTCTCTGGCGTGGATGTTGGCGATCTCCCTCTGCTGCACAGAGGTCAGGTCGGCTAGACCCAGGGTGCCCCAGAACAGCCGCCCTGCGGCACGTCCAATTGTGCCGGCTGGGTCAGGCGGCTCTACTTCGGGGATCTCCGCGTCGCTGCCAGGCGTTGCTCTTTCAACAAGCATCTCGCGGATGTCAGTGCCGGGAGGGGCGAGCTTCTCTCCGCGCGCGTACGCCAGCGCTTCTTCTACGCTTTGGTCGTACTCGCGGGTTGGCGCTCCTACCCCAGCAGCCCTCGGCGCTTCAGCGGCTCCTGCGCGCTCTAAGATCTGGTCTCTGGACATGGTAAGCTCAGCAAGCTTTCCGCCAGCCCTTTCTAGAGCCTCGTCGTATCGCACTCCTTCAGGATCGTACTGCTTGCGCTTTGACTCCTTGATGTCCTGCTCTCGCCGCCAGTAGTCCATCATCTGGAGAGGCGTTCTTCCGAGCTCAGCCATAAAGCCGGCGGCTTCTTTCAGTCCTTGTGCGCTGAAGGCCTTCTCTACCATTGGCTCAAGCCCGGGCGATATCAGGGGCTTCCCTTGGCTGAGGCGAGGCGCTCTTTGCTCGTCTTCAACGAGCTTCTCTTCGCGTTCTTTCTGCGCCTCGATGGCTCGTTCAAACTCGTACTGGTCTCTCTGCCTCCCCACCTCCTCTTTGGAGGTGGGGGGCGAGTCACCAAAGAAGTTGATGGCCGCGTCTAGGTCGAGAGGATCCATCTTTTGCGAGAAGTCCACCGACTGGGTCGTGGGATCCGTGCCGGTGAGATAGCCGACCCTCTCGGAGATCTCCTCCTTCGACAACCCAAGCGCACCCAGGTAGTTGACGTAGTCGTCAAGCGTTTCCAAGACTACTCACCTTCGGGGTACGCAAGCTTAAACAGCCGCATCATCTCTTCGCGCGCGCTGTCGACCTTGTCTTTAAGAGTCGGCTTGCCTTTTGCTAGGCGTTCCTCCAGAGCCCGTTCGTCCTCTGTCTGTCTCAGGTACTGCGCGTTAAGCTGCTCCCACTCTTTCTTTGCGATCTGGTAGGCCGCTTTCTCCCTCGCGAGAGGATCCGATGCTCTGGGCTTACCTTTCTTCAGGGCCTTAGACCCGATGCTCGTGATGGTGCTTGAAGTGGTCTTGTAAAGGCTGCTCTTTTTGCTCATGCCCATGAGGATCGAGTTAGCAAGTTGTGACGCCGCGGCTGCTCCCTTGCCTTTAAACGGGTTTCCTTCTGGCAAGTCGCCACGCTTCTCAGGCTCAGTGTCCGCCCAAGTTGCGTACTGCGCGAGGATCGTCTGGTCTCCAGGCGGCAGTCCCTTGGGAATGCTGCTGCCAATCCTCCTAAGAGCCTTGGCCGCTTTCTTCTCAATGGCCTTCCTTCTAGCGTCGCTCAGGTTGGCAGAAGCCTCCCTCGCTTTTGCGAGAGCCTCGTCAGCGCTTACTTGACCCGGGCGGCGTGCGACTACGGTGTCAGCCCTCTCTTTCGCTAGACGCGCCGCCTCTTTTCGTTGCGCTGCTGAGGCGGCCGAAGCCTCTGCTTGCGCTTCGAGCTTCGTAAGCCGAGGGCCCCTGGTGGTCTCCCTGTCCGTGGTCTTGCTTATAATGTCTGTGGTGCCGGCCTCGGTCTTTTTAATGCCAGCACCACGCTGCATCTGCTTGAGCATCGACTCCTCTCGGGTAGCGCGTCGGGCGCTGCCCCAGATGTCCATAAGCTCTTTGTTGATCTTGTTTGTTCCGCCGCGCGTTCCAAACAAGAGCTCAGACAAAGACTTGGGCGCGTATGCCGGATCTCGCTCAATTACGCCAGGAACCATGGCCATAACGGTTCTCAACTGCTCGGGCGACTTGGCCGTAGCAGCCAAGCCGTAGAGGTCGGATACAGTCAAGTCCCTGCGCTCTGCTACCTCTTGGAAGCGCTTCATCTCCGCCGCCCGCTCTTCACGCTCTTTGGCCATAACCGCCTCTGGGCCGGTCGGAGCAGGCGCAGGGGCCGGTGCAACCTGCGGTGCAACCGGTGGGGCTGGTGGCTGGACCGCGACGCTTTGCGGGGTTTGCGGGCCAACAAACTCTTCAACACCGCCTGCCTGCACAGGAACGACAGGTGGTGTCGCATCCGCAGAGGCCTCTGCTGCGGCAGCAGTGGCGGAGGCCTCCTCAAGGCGATCCTTGAGAGCAGCCTCTCTGGAGCTTCGCGAAGCTAGGTTGACCAGGCCACCAACTAGACTTTCGTCGGTCATTACAAGCTGAGCAAGCTGCGCCCATGCGGCGATCTCTTGCGGTGTAAGCCTTTCCCCCGCCTCGCGCTTACGGCGCAGGCGGTCAGCCTCCCGCATTACTTCAATCTGATTAGGCGCGTACTTACGGGGCCCAATAGCCTGAATAGCCCGGGCAACGCCGGGAAGGCTCACTGGCATTGTTCCTGGTCTGATTCGCGCCATTATGACCCCACTTCTGGGTACTGATTCAGTTGCGTTGTAGCAGTTCCGGTCCCCCCGTACTTACTCTCAGCGCCGTACTTGACGTAATAGAAGCTTCCATCAGGATTATCGACTCGCGTCCACCCAGGGAAGTTCTCGCCGCCAAACTCAGTTACGTTGCCTTGCTCATCAAGCGCGTATGCGTACTCGTCCTTGGGCCCTGTGCTGAACTGGTTGTTCAACTGCGTAACAACCCAGTAATCCCCTTGACGGATTGCCTCTGTGATCAACGACTCCAGAGCCGCATCCCGCGCTTCTCCTGGGGCGTAAGGCTCCAACAATTGCTGGTACGAGGCCATCTTTGCAATGCGGTCGGTGCCTAGATCTCCAAGAGCCTGGATCTGAGCGGTCACGTCTGCCTTTAGCTGAGCAATGTCAAACGCCGGGGTCTCCGCTGCACGAGTAGCAGCCATCTGCTGCTGCTGCATCAAGGTGTCAGCCGCCGCCTGCCTTCCCATTGCTGCACGAGCTCCGCCGGCCTCCATGCCCCTTGTTCCTTGCAGCATCGCCTCCGCAGCCTGCCGCCTTCCGGCGGTCTCTGCCTCCTGCATAATGCTTTCTCGGCGAGCCAAGTCGCTCTCAGCCGCGCCGACAAGGGCCTCGTACGCAGCCCGCTGCTCCTCTCGGTTCTGAACCTCTTGGGTCAACGGGCTTGTCTTGGCGATCCAGCGAGTCGACTTCTTACTAGCCTCTCCTGTTCCCGGCGCAGCCGTTGGGCCAGTTACGCCGCCCTCGATAAGCTTTTGTTGAAGCACGGGACGGCCAGTTGAGGTTGTTCCGGTAAGATCTGGCTTTGGCTTTTCTGGCCTCTGCTTAATAGCCATCGATGACTCCCTATGTCAGGAATTTCTTCCCAATGATGTACACCCAGTGCCCCTGATACCCAGAGATAAAAGTGTTGGCGGACTGAGCGCCGCCAGTAAAAGCACCGGAAGCGGCGTCCGTTAGGAACAAACCACCGCTGTCTGAGATCTTCATTCGCACTTCAATCCACTGCTCTTGGCCAGCAGTTCTGGGGGATCGCGCCGCTCCGTCGCCCTGAAGGACATCGGTCCTGTTTGTCGCCCCGGCAGACGTCACCGCAGTGGGCCACCGAGACTTGCCGATATAGTACGGCTCGCCTTGAGTATAGAAGCCCTTACCCTGGTTCCCAACGATTGGTACCGAAAGGACGTCCCAGTCCCATCCGTGATAGCCATAAGGAATGCCGGTTCGTCCGTACGCGCTAAACTGTGCGCTCTTGACCGCGTCGATCTGCTTGTTCATCCACGTACCTGCCGCCAGGTTGGGCTGCGTCATGGTAAGCTCGGCGACTTGCTCGTACGTGAAGTCGTCTGACTTAAGACCAGTGGCGATCCCCACCCCAACGTCCACTTGAAAGGTGGACGTTTGGGGAACCTGCAGTTGGTTGTTAGTCCCCAATCCCCACTGCTGTGGGTAGCTAATCCAACCCTGCCAGTTGTAGCAAAGAACAACGTGATGCACAGCCATTGGGTAAGTGATCGGAATGAGCCGCCTGTCCCACAAAGCAGACGAGTTGTTTCCCGCCACAACGTACGGCTCTTTCTCAACGTCGTAAGGGCTGATGCCTCCGTTTCTGCGGTTAGAGAACAGCGGCACTGCGATCACAGAGTAGCCTGAGTCTGTCTCAATCTCCTCAACAGGGCCAGCCTCTCCGTCTTTGTCTACGCCGCCTTTAAACTTAGCGGCAGCGGCCTCGTCAACACGCCCAAGGTTGTCGCTTACACCGCCAGCCCCCTCCGATATGATGGTCGAGTCGGAGGCCGGGGTTGTGATCGATATGGTGTCTTGGGACTTGAGCGTGCGTGTCTGCCTTGTGTGAACAAGAGGAGGGCAGTTTTGAACAGCCGTAGATCCGCCAGTGTCTCTTTCAACGAGCTCATGCCGGAACTTCATGCTGATATTTACGTTGCAAACAGCAACGTCAGCCCCAGCCATGTCAGGGAACTCAAGGGCAAAGACCATGGTCTTCCACGGGTCTACTACCTTGGCGATGTCCTTAATGACAAAAGGCCCCTGAGCAGCCCACTGATTGTAGGCAACCTCAATAGTCCATATTGAGTTAGGGCTCATTGGTGTTTGACCGCCAAAGAACACTGGGTTTTTGGTGAGGACGCTTGCTCGCATCGTCATCTTGTCCCAGTTCGTATAGTCAAGCTTGCCCGTGTTGGTCAGGCTGTTGCCCTGTGCAGCGTTTAGATACTGACTAGCCAACGCAGACGGCTCTGCGCGTTGATCTACCGAGATCGAAACCTCGTCAAGAACGACCACAGGCGGTGGAGCCGTTGTTGTGTCTGGATACTTGCGACCTTCAAACGTATCAACATTAAAGCTGTCTTGAAGCGGAGGTAGAGTAAAGGGGATGCTGAACGGTTTTGAGATGTTTCCGCTTCCGGTGAACACATCGCCAGTCTCCTGAAACTTGCCCTCAATGTACGGGACAGAGAGGTTGACCCTAAACGGCGCCCATTTCTTTGCTAGGTTATCTCTGGTTAAGCTGCACGAGTTAACGGCATATGCGACGCCCGTTGCGGCTGCGCTTGTGATCGGATCTGTAATATGCGAGGGCACAAGCTTGGTGCCTCGCGCCAGCCTCTTGCGGTCAAACTTCGGCATTACTCAACCTCTTCAAGCGTGGTCACGGCCATGGTGACGTACTGCTTACTGTATGCCTGTGTTCCCCAAAAGGCCTTGGTTAAGTCCGCGTAGGTCGGCAAAACAACAGACACCCGCACGATAGCGTTCATGTGGACAGGAATGTTGAGCTCCTGAAGCTGCACAACGCTGCCTCGGATCGTTCCGCCTGAGTAAGACGCTGGGCTCATGTCATCGTATCCAGGTGCTGTGGCTGCGCCTACCCCGGGCTTTTGCCACGAGAAGTCGTCTGACCTAAGCGTAAAGGCGTACCGCTGAATCTCCGCTGAATCCTTAGCCCTAATCCTGTTGTCGAAAGTGTCTGCAACCTGAACGACCACCTGAAGGTCGTTCAGGGGCTGTCCTGTTGACGCGTTGGCGGTAGCGTAATCTGAGAGCCATGTGTACGTCGTTGTGCCGGTGCCCTCAGCAAAAGGCTTTATCGACGAATCAAAGTGATCTAAGCACAGGCACAGGTTGACGGCGTCAAGCAAGACCGGCTTTCCAAAGAACAGTTCGGTGGTCCAAGCAAGCTGACTACCAAGCGGCCAAGCTGACCCAGCCTCCCTGTTAATAATGCCGGGAACAAGCGTTCCCTTGATCCTGAACTGGTTTAGGTAAGCCGTTGGCGTGGATGAGCCAGGCGCAACTTCTCCGTCGCGGTTCCATGTGCCAACCCAAGGCCAGTGGTGCTTAGACCTTCCGGTCAAGGTGAGCACCGCGTCTCCGGCCCCAAACGTCACCCTAAAGGTGGCGTTGCTGTCACCAGCGACAATGGTAAGAACGTCGCCAGTTGTGTAGCCAGAGCCAGCGTTGCGAATGGCGGTGATCTCCGTCACGTTGCCTGCCCCGTTGACCGTGTAGTCAACGGTCAGGCCAGTGCCTGCGCCTCCGTAGGTTGTAGCAACTCCGGTCCCTGCGGATCCGTAGCCGGTTCCAGTGGCCACGATTGCGACAGAGTATCTGGTGGGGGTTACGGTGTCTCCAGAAACGTAGCCTGTTCCCGCGTCATGTACGGTAGCCCCATTGATGTTGCCAGACCCGTCAACAGAGAAGTCGACGGTCATGTTAGATCCGGTGCCGCTGGTGCTAGTTGGGCAGTCGCCTACCGGCAACGCATACCCTGAGCCGTCGTTAGTGACGATGAGGTCAAGCAAAGCCGAGTTTTCAGCGGCCTCAGGCATCCAGCCCATAACGTAGTCGACAGGAACAAAGCGGCTACTGATGGCAGAAGGGGGCATGTCGTTAAAATACTTAACGGTCTCATCAAGCGCTTTGTCCAAGCGAGATCCGTCAACGGTAGTCCCCTTAGAGAACTGCTCGTCAGTGATGATCCGCGTGTGCTTAGTCTGTGCCATTAGATGCTCGCCGTAGTCGTTACTGTTCCAAGCCCGTGCGTTGTCTTGTTGTAGCAACCCACGACTTGGACGTTGCCCGCTGCCCCAGAGTGGTCAAACAGGTTCCCTGCCGCGGAAGTGTCTCCCTTGAAGACACACCCAACCAGCAGAGCTTTTGCCCCGTTAGCAACCACAACGTAAGTGGCTGTGTCCTGAGCTCGCTTTTCAAACGTGCAGTTCCTGAACACCACCACGGCAGTGCCTCGTATTTCTGCGAGGGCGTTGACGTTAGCGTCGTTGGAGACAAAATGTATTCCCTCAAACACTGCGTCCGCTTCAGCGGTAGCCTTTCGCGTCATGTAGCAGCCGGCAGACAAGCCTCGCACGGTGGTGTCTGCAACTCTTAGGTGGCAACCGTAGTTGTCTCCCTTCGGCAGGGTGATCGCGTTGTTGGAGATCGACCCCTCTTCAATTGGTGCCGGGGCCTCTCCGTTGATGCCAACTGCCGTAACAACGCGCGCCATGTCGTCCCTAACCTGCTGGTTGAACATGGTGATGCGGTTGGCCAGTTCCCGCTCGGGGATCTCATAGACTCTAGACACTACCTGCCCCTCCTTCGTCGACCTCCGCCAGCACGGCGAAGCACCGCTTTGACAGACTCAAACGACAGGGACTGGGCCCTTTCTTGGACAAACCCGAAGATCATGTACGTGAAGCTCCTGCCTTTGACGGAGAGCGACGTGGCCATTATCTCGGGGTTGGGGTCGTCGATGAGGTAGGTTCCTTGCGTCTTGTTGTCTAGGTCGCTGCTGCCATATTTGATCCCGGTTGTCCCAAACGTCTTGTCGACCAGGCCGGCTGTTGAATCTTTGACTCGCGTTCGGATCGTGCCTTCAGATCTAGACTCTTCGTACGCTGGGCTGTCTACAGCCGAAGAGTCCTGGGTGGTGTCGACCACCTGCATGGTCCAGCCTTTCTGCTCGCTTGCCACGGCAACGTTAAAAAGCCCGTAGACCCAATTCGGGACTAAGTAGTTTGCGGCTAGCGCAGACCCCTTGCTTACAAACTTGGAGAACAGCCCGCGAGCCTTCACCCCTACGGCACCGTCTCCAACCTCAGGGGACTTAAACGCCCACTCGACAGGCTGGGCCACGTTGTCTAGGGCGCGCTTGTCTGTTGTTGTCCACTGCTCCCAGGGGATAAAGCCGTTGTCTGCCGAGCTCGTTACGCCAGAGCCCGTGTTGCTGTTCTTAACCCAGGGAAGAACTAGCCCTCCCTCTGTAGCTCCATTAACCGTAAGGCCCGCGCCTGAGACGTTGTAGCTTGCGTCTGTTGCGCGGATCGGAATGTACATGATGACCTGTCTCCTGACGGGAGACAGGTTCATGTCTGGGTAGTGGTACCAGTCGCTCGTCGTGTGTCCCGGTCCTCCGCCGTACCACTCAACTCGGATCTCATCTCCGTTGTACGCGGGAGATCCCCCAGAAGAGTCATACACCTGAACCTTTTCATCGGCTCCCATCGCATTTGGCGAATGACTAACGTAGTAGCCTTTCCAGCTAGCGATTCTCTCTGAAGGCAACAGGAAGTCAATCTGGGATGAGGCTGTCTGGTCTGCGCCTTGAACCACGGGTTGCCAGTGGTCGTGATCAAACAGCATCCAGATCTTAAACTGAGTAACCGAAAACGCTGACGATCCAAGCATGACGGTCCCCGACGGGACGATTACAAGCGGCAAGAGCCAGACGTTGTCGTCAGAGGCCACCGTGTAGCCGTTCGGGAAGACGTACCCCTTGCTAACAGGAATCCAAGGATCAACGTACCAGGTGACGCCATCTGCGCTTGGCGTGTAGTTCTGAGGAACGTACTTGCCTGCGATGTACCGGTCGTCTTCATCACGCACAGACCTGTCAATTCCGCCGCCGCGCCCGTACCGCAGGATGTACGCAGACGACGATTTAACGTCGTCGTCTACGTCTACCCAGCTACTGGTGTACTTTTGCGCTGCGTCAGTAAGGGACTGCGTGTCCGTGCTTCCCACAAGAAACAGCTCTTCCTGGCTACACACTAGCCACGGGTGTGTGATCCGCCCTTCTGGGTTGTCGGAGTCTTGAACAATACCCGGGAACGAGCTCGTGTCTGAAGAGCCTCCTCCTCCGGTTGCCGTCGCGTAATAAGCGCTAGAGGTGTAGCTCCAAAAAGACCATTTGCTTTGCGACAAGCAGATCGTGAGGTTTTGCTCAGGTACTGTGATCAACAGCGCTCGAAGCTCAGGCGCATAGGTGCAGTTAACGTCGGAGCCCTGCATGTAGAGCGTGGTGTGAGGCTGCTCAGTCTGTAGCGGGGTGTAGCCGTTTTGCTCGAAGAAAGACGTGAGAGGGTTTGACGCGTAGTCGGTAAAGTACGCGTCTAGCCTTCCGCTGCTCAGTCTAATCTGTAGATCTCCCGAGTACGTGTAGACGCCCGACTTGTCGACAAAGAACAAGGCGTCTAAGGCTCGCGTAATAGCCGAGGGCCCCACGCACCCAACCGTGTCAGACACGGGCATAAGCCGACCTGCTGACACCGTGGCACCAGTGGATGGCTGGTAAACAAACGTCTCGTCTGACGTGAGGATCAACAACTGGCCGTTAAAGTCAGCCATTGCAACAACGTCGTTCTCGGACGGGAGGACAATGACGTTATCTGTTCCAATGGCTGTGGGATCGTTGATGTCGCTAAAAAGGATCGTCCGGTTAACCGCGTACACTAGCCGGCTTCCAAGAGCGCACACCGCGTCAGGCGTTCCAACCTCATCCGGCCTTAGGTAGGCGATAGACTCGCCCACTTCTGTAGTCGGGACACGAACGGTAGCCTGCTGTACGAGAGATGACTCTCCGTACGGGTTTGCCCACTCGTGGTAGAACTCGGAGTCGATCGTTCTAAACCGGGCCTTTTTGGGCATGGTTGCAGGCACGTAGTACATGAGCCCTGTTCGTTTTGATCCAAAGAACAGGACGTTGGTCTCGCCGTTGTGGGCGTACTCTTGAAAATAGAACTGCTCGTCGTCTGTGGCGCTTACCCACTTTTGAGCGTCTACTTGCAGATCGGTGTCGTAATGCGCGTACCAGGACTCCACGTCTTGGCCCAAATTACGGCTTGTTGCCGTGACCTGGCCGCGCACGTCATTTGTAGACGTGTGAACGTAGATCGGCTCTTCCCAGCGCGCGTCAGTCGTAATGTCGTAGATATTGACGCAGTACAGCGGCATTACCTGGGTTTTGTCCGCGCCGTCACCGGTATGGTTGTCGCAGTAAAAGACTGACACTATTTGGTCGTGTCCAAACGACGTGCTGATCAACGCAGACCCAAGGTGCTTCTGGTAGCCCCACTTTTGAGCGATCCGACTAGCCGCCCTAGAGGTGTCCGTCGTCTTGTTTTTGGGCATCTGGGTGGTGAACTGCGTCACCTGACCAAAGCCCTTACGAACTCGCCAAGCGTCTTGGCGGTACAGCATGTTCAAGGCGAATGCACCTCTGGTCGGGCCCACAATGTGGGTGCCCTCTTCGAGGAGCTCAACTTCCTCGCCTGCAATCGCCATTGTGCCCCCTAGTAGAACCCGTGTCCGGTTCTCACAACGCTGACGTACTGAGCGCCTGAAGAGTTCCGCGTGTTGAGGTACTCCGTCAACGACGCAACCCTTTGCTGCAACTGGGCCATTAAGGGCTCGTTAAACGCGCCATCTAAAATGGCGTACTGCTTGGCACCGAGCAACGCGATCACATCGTGGTACATAGACAAGTTGTCGATAAAGGAGGTTCCCGTCGTCCAGTCCACGTATCCAGCGCCTGGAGCACCGCCTCCCGAAATCGGCTCTGGAAAATACTTGAGTCTCAGAGTCGCGTTGTATGACGAGGGGAACCTAAGTGTTGTGTTGTCTAGCAAGAAGGCGTCAGATGCTACAGTTAACGACTCTTGCCCCGTCAGCGGCCTCAACGGCTGGTTGAGGGTTCCGTCCGAGTTCACAGTGTACAACGACACGAGCTTCCTGAACCTCGGATTGGTTAGTCCGGCGTCCGCCCCGAAGATCCTGACCGCGTTCGTTGTATCCCCAAGGTCGTAAGACGAGGCCGATGCGATCACAATGTCCACGCTCGCTGTGTAGATGTTTTGATCTACCTGACTGACTATCCACTGAAACTCCCTGTAGGCCTGAGCCAGCATAGTCGCGACCATCGCGTCGGTCACAAAAGTCTGATCAGGCTCATCGATGTACTGCCGAAACATCGTCGTGACTTCGCTTACGATCACAGAACACCTCCTCCGGGCGTGCTTGTCATAAGCGCCTCTCCCCGGTTAGCGGTCATGCTCTCCGCCGCTGTTGCGCTGCCGGGAGGCTGCTGCCTTGGGGCCATTCCACCCGGAGGCGGCTGCGGTGGCCCCATGGGGGGAGGGGCCATGCCCATGGCAGGGGCCGGTGGGCGCGGGTAAACAGTCTGGCTTTGAAGAGCCATCTCGAACGCCTGCTGCGGCTGGCCAACGGTGTTGATTGACACCAAGATCTCCGACACCTTGTCCTGAGCAGCGTCGTCAAGGGCGTAGAACTCAGCGGTCTGCATGAACTCGGTGAACACCTTTCGGAACGCGTCGAGATCATCAGACATGTAGATCTGAGGCTCAGCGCCAAGCTTAGCCGCCTCAAGCATGTCTTGGGCGTGAGCAATGCCCCGAACCTTCTCAGACACAAAGGCGTTGCCAGTTCTAAAGCTGAGTTCGTCCATCGCGATCTGGGGATCAAGCAGCCCAAGCTGCAGCAACTCAAGCACCTTCGCGTCGCGGTCCTGCGCCTCATGGCGGAACAGCGAGCCGGCTTCAATAAAGACCTCAGGATCTATCGCCAGGTCGGTGTTCTTAATGGCCTTAAACGCAGCGCGCCCAGTGCCATCAAGCATTCGGATCATCTTGGCTTCGGTGTAGTAGTGCTTCATAAGCAACAGGGCGCTCTTGGCCATTGAGGCTACAGCGGCCTCAATGGCGTCCTGCGTGCCCTGTAGCTGGCTCGTGTCGTAGGAGGCCAGGGTCTCCATCGCCTTGCCAGAGGTTACGCCCACCGCGCGCTTACCAAGAGTCACGGAGTGCAAGCCGGCTACGTCGCCCATCTCGCTTTGAATGCGTGTGATGTTGTCGATGACGTGGCTTGGGATCGGAGCGGCAGGCATCTGCTGTGGCGCACCGCCGCTGGGGTTGTAGTAGATCTTCTCACCAACACGATTCGTAATCGCGCTCGTGGCAACGCCAGCGGTCTTGGGGATCAACCACTTGGGATTCGACATCAACTCGATGTTGTGGATTAGCTGGGTTCTGGCCTTGTTGTACAGCGTCTGCAAGTCGAGCAAAGGAGCCAGCAGGCTCAATCCCCAGCACCGCCGGGGGA